ATACTGGTCAGAAAAAAGGTGATGCTCGAAAAGACCTTCGGCAAAAGCTCGAGCAAGTAATGTTTCAAAAAGATAAGGCTCAGTCAGTTTCAGCAGAATGAAAGCCTTTTTCGTAAAATGTAACCCGCCGAGGAGTACTGCACAATCGGCCAAAAGAGTAGGAGTTAGAAAAGATGGAAAACCATTTTCCTTTACCACAGCCAAAGGCAAACAACAAGAAGCAGACTTCATGTCACTCCTTCAGCCTTTTGTTCCTGAGAAACCTTGCGAAGGCCCTCTTAAGCTTACGATCATTTATAAGCTTCCTTTCCTCAAAACTGAGAAGAGGGAAGTAAAGGATCGAGGTTGGGCATATCATTGGAAAAAGCCTGATGCTGATAATCTTTGCAAAATGTTTCTTGATTGTTGTGGGAAGCTACTTTTTTGGAACGATGATGCTCAGATTGTCGAACTTGGATTCATGAAGATTCGCCACATGAGTGCTGGAATCTATGTACATATAGAAGAGATTAATGAAGAGAATGGAGCTTAGAATTACGGACACGGTCGATGTTAGGTTAGACATGATGGCTGAGATGTTTGGCATGGAAAGAACACAGGTGTTATTAGCCGCCTTTGCTCAGTACATGCCAAACATTCAGCCTAAATCAAAACCTGCGACTACTCGAAAAAGACGTTCCAAGAAGGTGGACAGCTTGGGTGAAGGAAATAAGCCAAAGGACAAGAAAGAGGTAGTGGAATACTTCAGACAACGCCAAGTGGCTGAGCCTTTAGAGCCAAAAGCCGAATTATTTTATGACCATTACATGAGTAAAGGTTGGGTAGTAGGAAAATCCCCTGTAAAGCATTGGGGTTCATGCCTAACTATTTGGCTTAGAAATAATCCCGAGTGGCGTCCTGTTCCTTCCACGAAAAAGGAAACTGTATCACTTAATGAATTTCTAGAATGGGCAGAGGATAAGCGTCCGCCTGTTTTCGATAAATACAGAAGTGCAAAGTCAATTGATGACATAGACCAACTTTATATCGATGAATTTGCTGACAACCAATAGTGATGTAACCTCAGAGCGCGGATTTTTATCCTGCGTCTGCAAGAATGTAAATAATTTTTCGGATGCCCTGGACGCTGGGGTCAACAAAGATTGGTTTACTGAGCCTTTCCACCAAAAGTTTTGGGAAGCTGTTTTAGCTGTAGAAGAGCCGTCAGACATGATGGACATTGATGTAATGCTGTCGTTCGATGATCAGGAGGACAGGGATAGATCAAAATACATTGCCGAGGCTTGCGAAACTTCTGCTTCATACAATTCTTACTTCGAGAAAATTAAGGAAGATTTTTACAAAAGAAAGCTCCGGCTTGTTGGATTGGGTATCGAGGATGCCTTGCGAGAAAACGAGTCAGCAAAGAGAATTATGGAAAAAGCTGATAAGGAGCTAACATCCATAGCAGTAGAAAATTCCGATGCAGTCCGTAAAGCCGATGAGGTAATAGACTCTATGTGGGCAGACATCCAAAAAAGGATGGAATGTGGTGGAATGAATGGAATACCTTCAGGATTACATCGAATCGATCAGATGACCAATGGCTGGCAACCAGCAGACCTCATCGTTCTTGCAGCTAGAACCTCAGTAGGGAAAACAGCTTTCGGATGTGAGTTAGCATTAAATGCATTGAAAAATGGGAATAGAGTCCTCTTTTTCAGCTTAGAAATGAAAGCCGAAGCAGTCATGCAAAGACTTGTTTCAAATCTCTCCGAAGTTCCACTTGGCTATATAGTAGATAAAACAGCCGTCCAAAAGGATGTCGATGCATACAGACAAGCAATGCATTGGATGCGTGGTAAAGACTTCTGGATTGATGACCGTGGAATGATTAATTCAGCCCAAGTCCGAGCAAAAGCACGAAAGTTTGCACGGAAAGGCTTAGATATGATCGTTGTGGATTATGCCCAAAAGATGACTGCAATAGACCCACGTATTCCTAGAGAGCAACAAGTAGCAGAAATCGCAGGATCCATGAAGAATTTGGCAATGGAATTAAATATTCCAGTCATCCTTCTCAGTCAGCTAAATCGAGGGGCAGATGAATTAAACAGAAAGCCTCGTCTTTCCGATATGAGGGAATCAGGTGCATTGGAACAAGATGCCGACTTATGCGCCCTTCTATGGAGAAAGAACGATGATCCTGACGAAACAATAATTTCAATAAGTAAGCAACGAAACGGACGATGTGGTGACGTGGAAGTTTGCTTCAAACCTAAGATACAAAAATTCACACCACGCCCAGTATTATCATGAAAGCAACATCAAACTTCCTAGGACGGCTCACGGCTGATCCTGAAACAAAAACGATAGGTGAGACTTCTCTCACAACATTTAGCTTAGCAGTTAATCTCCCAGGGAAAGGTGGAGAAAAAATCGCTCACTTCTTTGACTTTGAAGCATGGCGTGGAGCAGGTGAATATATTTCCAAGTTCGCAAAAAAAGGAGATGCCGTTTTCCTTGATGCCGAAATTCGGACTGATCACTTCGAGGACAAGAACGGTAACAAACGGAAAAAGATTAAGTTCGTTGTCACCCCGATGACTTTCGGTTTTCAATCCGGCAGCACCTCTAAAGGTGAGATCAGTTCCGAAGGAACTGATCAGCGTTCTGAACCCAAAGCTCGTAAGCCTCAGACTGCCGATAAGGTAGAAGATCCTGATGGTGGTGAAGATGTACCTTGGTAATGGCAACTAAGTTACTGAAGAACATTTGCAGAGAGACGTCCGTTGATGATGGAAACGGGCGTCTCCTGATTGTCACATTAAACTCTGAAACTAATGAGATTGAATTTAAGCCCAAGGGTCGCACTGCGAAAGCCAAGGTCACGATGCCAATGTCAAAAGTTTATCAACTGATTAAAAACGCACAAACTATATGAGCGAAGAAAAAACAGAAGAAGTAGCTTCCGAAGACGAAGCTAAAGCAAAATGGGAAGCAATGAGCGCTGAAGAAAAGATCAACGTAGTTGCCAATAACGCAATGTCTCGCCAAGAGGGCATACAACGAATGGAGCAAATCCTCGAAAAAGTTCAGACCATAGCTTTACGCCTCGAGAATCTAGAGCTTAAAGATAAGCTCAAGGTTCAGGACGGTGGAGCAGAATAAGCCTGAGCCATCACTTGAAGAAGGGGGGGGAGAAGATTTTCTCCTCTCCCATCTTCAGCACAATCCTTGGAAGGATGAGATGGCTACTTTAAGGGAAGAGGTAGCTGAAGCATATTACAGATTCTGGGAGAAGGATCAAATTTGTGGGTTTGACCAAAATGGGGAGCGTATTGGAACTGGTATCCCAAGAGTAAGACCAACCTACAATAATAATGAATATTCTCTGTGAAGAAGTTCGATATTCAATACTTAGAGGCAAAAAGGTTTCTACTTACTAGTTTATCGAATCCAGAAAATGTACACCTAGTGGATTTGGATGAGTATGACGGCTATGGGGAATGCTCATGTGAATACTTCACTTTTAAAATCGGGCCACAATTAAAAAAAGGAAAACAACCATTAAAACAATGCAGACATTTACGTACAGTGAAGACATTAATTCGCCAGAATTATACAAACCAAGATTAGTTGGGCTTACAGCACCAAAAGGGATGGGAAAGACCACTTTTGCTCAAAAGATTGGAGGAGAAATTCTAAGTTTAGCAACGCCAATCAAGCAGATGCTTGAGTTAATAGTTCCGAGGATTTACATCCATGAGGAAAAGGAAAAACAAATACCTGGGTTCCCTGAGGGAATTACATCTCGAGTATTAATGCAACGACTTGGTACTGAGTTTGGAAGAGCATGTCACCCAAAAATTTGGGTTAATATTGCTAAGGAACAGGCTAGCAGAAGACTTAAAGCCACAGAAGCAATAGGTATCCATGATTATCGATTAATTATTGATGATATTCGATTCAAGAATGAAGCAGATATGATCCATGAGCTTGGTGGTGAGGTTTGGAAGTTAAAACGAGAAGGTTATTCAGCCGAGGAGGACAATCATTGTTCTGAGGATGGACTGCCGGAAGAGCATATAGATAAGGAGATTATAATTTGATCACGATAAAATTTAGACATGGGTACGGGGGTAACAAGGGAGTTTGGGAATTAGTGAACGAATGGGGTGTTACTAAAGCTTTCTTTCACTCTAAAGCTCAGGCGAGGCAATACTTAATGGAGTTAGGTGGTGTCCCAGTAGTTAAAATAGACGAATCAGAAAGGAAAAAGCAAAATGATGATTGATGAAGTAATTTATAAAGTCGGCAGGTGGCATAAAGACAGAAACCTAATTGATGGTTCTGATGACAAGAGTCAGGTGTTAAAGCTGTTACAGGAATTGGGTGAGTTGAGTGACTCAGTCTGTAAGGGAGAAGACATTAAGGACGATATCGGGGACATGCTTGTGGTTATGATAAACATATGCATGAGGAATAGCACATCGCTTAACGAGTGCCTGCAATGTGCGTACAAAGATATTAAAGATCGAAAAGGAATGATGGTAGATGGGGTATTTATAAAAGATGAATGAAGTAAAAGAAGATTGGATGTTTATTCTGCTGTGCCTTGCATTGGTCACGGCAGCTAGTTATTTATTAAGCTCCTGTGAGCAAACTCGTTGCTCTGCAGCTCCAGAAGCTGGGCATGGCCCCTGCCCTATTAGTGGATGTCCTGCACTACCAGCTGATGAATGATGATTACTATATCTGCCCTATTTGTCAGAAGAGGTGTCATATTGATGATGTTGATGCCTGTGAATGCTTTGAAACTGACGGAAGCTAGAAAGAATTAATATGGGAATTACAATAGAAGATGCGAATAACGAGAAGTATTACATTAACCCTCGTAATGTAGTTTACGTTAAAAAGCGTGAGAACTTTTGGAAGATTTTACTTATCGGTGGAGAGGTCATAATGACCAAGAACGATACAGGGGCAAAAGCAATAATAGAGAAATTCAATGGCAAAATATAAATCCACAGATTTCTGCGAAGGTGAGAAACTCCCCAGGACCAGTCAGCTAAGTATTAGCATGACGAAGGATCAGAAGAAGGAGTTGATTAATTATGCCCACAGGAAAAGGAAAAGTGTTTCGCGGTTCATGAGGGACTTGCTTAAGAAAAATGGCGTTATTGGTGAATGAATGGTCAAATCAAGGTAAATCTCAGTAGAGAGGAGTGCGAAGTCGTGAGATACCTTGGTGATGCGAGACGAAAGCAGAACCGCTCCAAAGGTGTTACAGACAAGCTAGTAGCTAAAGAAGACCCTTTACAAAGGGATATTGAAGGCATTGGTGCAGAATTTGCATTTGCAAAGATATATAATCTTTACCCACCTATGGATGTTCACCCGAGGAGCGGTACTGCTGACTTCGTAATCAAGGGTAAAACAATAGATGTTAAGCAGTCTGACTATGATAATGCTCGTTTAATTGTACCTCCCTATAAAATGGAAGATGAGAAAGTATGTGACTCATATGTGTTAGCTACAGGTAAACTACCATATTATATCTTCCGTGGGTTTGCTAAGAAAGAAGACATTTGTAACCCAAAAAACTTGCTAACATTGAGGTCTTTGGTTTATGCTTTAACTATCAAAGAGTTAAAACCAATGCCCAATCATGAACGTATTAACTTATGCAGTTGATGCACCAGGGGAAACTATACAGGAGCGAGTTGTTGCTCTTGCGAATCATCTTCGCTTAATCACGGACATCGAAACCGATGCTCGTAGAAAAGCAAAGGAGATTCGTGAGGAACTGGTTAAATTAAAACCAGACTTTAGTAACTGCGAAGACGATGAACTATGAATTAATGGTTATCACCGTCCTCTCTCTTTCTGTTTGTTTCTACCTTGTCGCTAGGCTCTAAGAGAAAACCTTTTTCTCTAGCCCAAATCGGATTCCTGTGAATCCGGTCATGGCAACTTCGGCACGTAGAAAGCCAACTATCTACATCTAAATAATATTTACCTCTTCCTTTTCGGTGATGTATGTCGGTACTTTTTGATTTTGCACAGACCTCGCAAAACGGCAATTCCTGTAGGAAGTTCTTTCGCAGTTTCGAGTATTCTCTCGATTCCTTCTGTCTTTTCTTCGACACTCTTCTCATGGGTGTCTTTCTTTTTAGGGGAGTTCTTTTCATTCTTCTTCAATGTAGTGTAAATCTAATACGCTTAATATCTGTGGCATCACAGCTATTGCATGCTCGAGGCTGATTTCGTAAAAATACCAAAAAGTATTCCAATCAAAGGTGTCTGCGTTTACCTTCGCTTCGATGTACGTTTCTTCCGAGTCCCAGATGAATGTATGGACTCTTCCTTTAACCATTTGTTCCATTGCTCTAATAATACTAGAGCATCACCCTGATTGTCGGCCTTTCTTGAAAAATCTGGTAATTTACCAGTCTTACTCAATCTTGATCCGATATTTTGATAACCCATTATCTCAGAGAAGAACTTTATTGCCACCCCACCCTCTTCAGGAACTGCCCTGAACTCACGGATGTAATCAGGTGCTTTAACTCCTCGCACGAGATATTGCGTCCTTAACTGCTTCTTCCAAGGTATTAAAACCTTTCGATGCGTTTTTCCATTTATCTTCCGAGTATTGGATTTCTTCTTTTCCTACGAATACGCTTAATCCTTTTGAGCTTATCTGAAGCTCCCCAGCCGAATGGTTTTCCATAATAGTTTCTTCCCCAACATTTGTCATAAATTATATTACTAAAAGGCACATAGCACCCACATCCCCTAACCGAGTTGTCACTTGGTCGGCATCTCTTTAATTCTGCATCATATATCGGGCATTTAAGGCATATTCTAAACCTTCTCTTCCATTCTCTGACATCTTCGGCTGATTTGAATGATATATAAGGCAAAACTTTGAATATACCCAAAAATATACGATAAGTAGCCAGTAGGCTTGGGTTTTCTATACGAAATACCCGAATAAACTCCTTTATTCGCTTCAAGCGAAAGCTTCGTCTCCCTGGTTGTACCTAAAGCTTGGAGTTTCAGACTCCATAGGTTCAAATAGGTCTGAAGGTCTATCTATGAATGAAGTATCATCAGATTCCGGCTCTTCAACCTCTGGTCCTGCACCAGCAATAGCATCAACAACATCCACCTCTGGTGCTTTCTGTACACCTGATGGATTACCTTGGTTTGCACCAATACTCTTAGCAACTTGGCTAGTATCTGCATCTGTTGATTCAAAAGTCTTATCCGATCCAACTGAACCAGTTGTAACAATACCTAAGTCTGCTAACCTCTGCCCCAATCTTCCTTCACCATACTTATCTGCAAAATCATTTCTTCCCTGCTGATCAGTAAGGTCATAATCAACTCCATCCTCAGTTGCTACTCCTCCTGAACCCCCTGGTACTATACCACCAGTTGAACCACCTTTAATTCCACCGCTATTTGTTCCAGTGTTTCCAATGATTGGCACATTCTTTCGAGATTTAGGCTTAGATTTAGATTTACCTCTACCACCACCTCCACCTCCGCCTCCAGCACTAATTCTTAATTCGTCAATTCCGGCAACATCTACCAAACCACTAATAAATGGACTAGCAACATTACCCAAAACAGAAAGAGGCGCACCAAGTAAACCTAATGAACTCGCTTTCACCATATCCCAATCACCATGGTATATACCCTGACCAATATTAGCCATCTGATCAGGTACTCGCATTACAGTTCCTAAAAGACTATTCCGATCACTATCGCCAAATAAATAATCCCCTGTACCATCAATCAAACCACCAAAGTTGTGTATACCCCTGCCTATAGCATTATTTCCAACAGCTTGACCAACTTTCTGAAAGCCTGATCCTACCGTGTCAGTAAGCCAATTAACTGGCTTTAAAAGCGCTCCTCCAAAATCACGAACTCCATCTGTAAAGTCATCAACACGAGATGCCATAGTAGGCTGAGGTGTATATTGTTGCCCAGGAAGCATCTGTTTGGGAAATCCCCTACTATCTGTTCCGTACTTCTCTGCAGCTAATGCACTTCGCATCTCTGCCCTCTGCATGGCACCAGGTGACATCACCATACCACCTTGATTCATAGCTTGTGCAGGTGTAACTCCTTGTAAAGCTTTCATCTCAGGAGTCATGTAAGCAGGATCTTGATAATTGCTTGTACCCCATTTACTCAATCCATCCCTCATGCTGTTACCAAAAAATGGCACTTTTCCACCCGATACTACATAATCCCCCTCAGGAACATATGCCGGACTAAAAGGATCAGCATATACCTCTCCTCCAATAGTCGAATAAGGATATGCCCCAATTGGCAATTCGTTCTCATATGCCGTCCGAGTGTTTATGTATTCTGGACTATAAATACCTGTGGCTGTATTAGGA